AACCGGGAACCTGCAGCAGGCCCCGGCAACCGGTCCCTGAACCATGAACCCTAGAAGCTGAAATATTTTGAAACATTTGTTGTAATTGTCATATCCTATAAAATCAAGTATACAAGTATAAAACAACAACAGAAAGAAAAAAAATGAAAGTAAAAATAACAGATCCGTTTGGTTTTCAAAAAGCGATTAATTTTGAAAAACTAGATGACCCCGAAACTCTTAAAAAATTAAGTGAGATGTTCGGAATTAATGAACCGCAAAAAGAATATAAAAAAGCGGTTAACACATTAAAAAAGAAAGTGAAAAAATAAAATGAAAGCTAAACAAATAAATGATGGCCTGATAACTTATCAGGCCATTGATAAAGAAAATATTCCCCGTGTTTATGGATACGGGGAAACTTTCGTTGAAGCTAAAAATCAATGTGTATTAGCTTTGGATGAATATCTTTTAAAAAAACGAAAGTCTATTCCAAACCCTGCTATTAATAGACTTTACATAAAAGATAACTATGAAATAGTTTTAATTGATAAACAAGTCATTGATGAGTTTAATCACGTTAAAACTATTTTATTAGACTACCAAGACAAGACGGGGGTTGATGTTTCAAGAACCATTGACCGCCTTGCTAATGATACTCAAATTAAAATATTGAAGGGGGTAATTAAAAAATGAGTAAATCATATCCAATATGGAATAAAATCACGGCTTGTATCTATAAAAGTTCAAAATGTTATGGCGTTAAAAATGACGGCTTAAATGAAATTTTAATAGGTACAAGCAAAAGCAATTCACATGAATTTGTTCGAACCCGTGTAACTCATAAAAAACATAAAGACGGCAGTAGAACTTACCATTTTTATATTGATGAACAATTATATAAAACTGCTAAATTAATTGGAACTGACATCACAATAAAAACGCAACCTGATTTTTTAGTTGGCGGTGTTTCCGAGCATAAACTAGAAAATAAAAAATCACAGCAATTAGAATTTAATTTTAATCAATAAAAAACCTGACACGTCCCGCGATCCGCGGGGCGTGTTTTTTTTGCGTGTATCTGCCACCAAAAAGAGATACTAAACAACAAAGCAAAATCGAAGATTTTTCTATTATTAATAACCCTTAACTACAGAAAGGGATCCTAATATATGTATATAATGTTGGATTTATATGGTTAATGATGCTAAAAACGTTTTGAAGTTTTAAAAATATTCGGCTAAAAATTTTACAAAATTTTTTTTCAAATGAAAGTAGACTTAGATAAAATAAAAAAATTACCACCTGACATTAGAGATAAGTTCTATAAAATATATTTATTGAACGAGAAGAAGAAAAAAGAAAGTAAAATGCGTGATGATTTCTTGTCTTTTGTCAAACATGTGTGGCCTGATTTTGTTGAAGGTTATCATCACAAAATTATTGCACAAAAATTCAATGACCTTGCTTCAGGAAAAATTAAACGCTTAATCGTGAACATGCCACCACGACACACAAAATCTGAGTTTGCATCTTACATTCTTCCAGCGTGGATGGTGGGCCGTAATCCAAAACTCAAGATTATTCAAACAACACACACTGCAGAACTTGCTGTTAGGTTTGGTCGTAAAGCAAAATCACTTTTAGATTCTTCAGAGTATCAACAAATATTTAGCACAAGACTGCGTGAAGATTCACAAGCAGCAGGACGTTGGGAAACGGCGCAAGGCGGTGAATACTTTGCAGCGGGTGTTGGCGGTGCAATCACGGGCCGTGGTGCGGATCTCTTGATTATTGATGACCCACACTCGGAACAAGATTCAATGAACATGGGTGCATTAGAACGAGCTTACGAGTGGTACACCTCGGGTCCACGTCAACGTTTGCAACCGGGCGGATCAATCGTGGTTGTGATGACAAGGTGGAATACAAAAGATTTAACTGGAGCACTCATCAGGGCTCAAGGAGAAGTAAAAGCTGATCAATGGGAAGTGGTTGAGTTTCCTGCCATCATGCCATCAGGAGAACCTTGTTGGCCAGAGTATTGGGAGATCGATGAATTAGAAAAACAAAAAGCATCTCTACCTTTGTCAAAATGGAATGCACAGTGGATGCAAAATCCAACTTCAGAAGAAGGAGCGATTATTAAACGTGAGTGGTGGAGAGATTGGGAAAATGAAACACTTCCTCCTCTACAACACGTTATCCAATCTTACGATACGGCGTTTATGAAAAAAAGTTCTGCTGACTATTCTGCGATTACAACGTGGGGCGTGTTCCAAGAAAATGAGGACAGTGGTCCTCAACTCTTGCTTATGGATGCAGTTAAAGAACGTTTCGAGTTCCCTGAACTACGGCGCGTGGCTAAAGAACAATACGATTACTGGCAACCTGAAACAGTTTTGGTCGAGGCTAAAGCATCAGGGCTCCCGCTCACTTACGAATTACGTAAGATGGGTATACCAGTTATTAACTTTACACCTAGCAAAGGGAATGATAAGCATACAAGAGTTAACTCAGTTGCACCTCTATTTGAAAGTGGATGCATATGGGCGCCCACTCATAAAGAGTTTGCACAAGAGGTAATTGAAGAGTGTGCAGCTTTTCCTCATGGAGACCATGATGACTTGGTCGATTCCATGACTCAAGCTGTTATGCGATTTAGACAGGGAGGTTTAATTAGTCACCCAGAGGATTATTTAGATGAACCTGTGCAACAAGCGAGGAGAACGTATTATTAATGGGAGATATATCTAAACGAGGTCGTGGAGCTATTTTAAAAGGTGGACAACTCCCTATTGAAATTAAACCAAAACCTGGACTAGAGGACACTAAAAAATATTTAAAAAATCTTCGTAAGAAAAGAAGAGATCAAGGAAAATGATAGGCAAGAAATCAGGGCCACCGCCTCTACGAGGACCTAACCCACAAGGCTTGAATATTGTTAAAAAAAAGAATACAACGAGAAGATTAGGGAAATTATATGGCAGAAATAGACAAATCATTACCAAACGTAAGACAAGAAATAAATCTTGATACTGAAGAAGCTGTTGTAGAAGCAGAAAAAGAAACAGAACAGGCTCTTGAAGAAAAGCCTCCTGTTGATGTTCAACAAAATGAAGATGGTAGTGTAGACATTAATTTTGAACCAAGTGCCATGAACCCCGGACAAGACTCTGGGCATTTCGCAAACCTTGCAGAACTTTTACCTGATGATGTGTTAGGAAGATTATCGTCAGTGTTGATGAATAATTATCGTGATTATAAAATGTCCAGAAAAGAATGGGAGAAGTCTTATACCAGTGGACTTGATTTATTAGGATTCAAATATGATTCTAGAACCGAACCTTTCAGAGGTGCGTCAGGTGCAACCCACCCTGTGTTAGCAGAAGCCGTGACCCAGTTTCAGGCTTTGGCGTACAAGGAATTATTACCTGCTGATGGTCCTGTAAGAACACAAATTTTAGGAGTGCAGGATCCAGTTAAAGAACAACAAGCAAGACGTGTAAAAGATTTTATGAACTATGAAATCATGAACAACATTACAGATTACGAACCAGACTTTGACCAATTATTATTTTATTTACCTCTTGCAGGATCTGCGTTTAAAAAAGTTTACTACGATGAAGTTGAAGGTAAAGCTGTTTCTAAGTTTGTTCCTGCCGATGATTTAGTGGTTCCTTATTCTGCAACAACTTTAGAAGAAGCAGAATCAATCATCCATGTTGTTCGTATGTCAGAAAATGATTTACGAAAACAACAAGTGAATGGTTTTTACAGAGATATAGAATTAATGCCAGGACCTATGAATGAAACAGACGCAGAGAAAAAAGAAAGAGAACTCTCAGGTGAAAGAAAAACAAAAGAAGGAAATGTATTTACTTTATTAGAAGTTCACACAGAATTAGATTTAGAGGGTTTTGAAGATGTAAGTGTTGAAGGAGAGCCTACAGGAATTAAAATACCTTACATTGTAACTATTGAAGAAGCATCAGGACAAGTCTTATCCATTAGAAGAAATTTTGAAATAGGTGATATTAAGAAAAAAAGAATATCTTATTTTGTGCATTTTAAATTTTTACCAGGATTAGGATTTTATGGTTTTGGTTTAATACATATGATCGGTGGATTATCTAGAACAGCCACCGCTGCGTTACGACAATTATTAGATGCAGGAACTTTATCTAATTTACCTGCAGGTTTTAAACAACGAGGTATTAGAATACGAGATGATGCACAGTCAATACAACCAGGAGAATTTAGAGATGTAGATGCACCGGGTGGTAACATTAGAGATGCGTTTATGATGTTACCTTACAAGGAACCATCTCAGACACTATTGAATTTAATGGGGGTCGTAGTACAAGCAGGTCAACGCTTTGCTTCAATAGCGGACTTGCAAGTGGGTGATGGGAATCAAGGAGCAGCTGTGGGCACGACCGTGGCTCTCTTAGAAAGAGGAAGCCGTGTCATGTCGGCGATCCATAAAAGATTGTATGCATCACTCAAAGTAGAATTTAATTTATTAGCAAGAGTTTTCAAACTTTACCTACCAGCAGAATACCCCTATGACGTGGTAGGTGGGCAACGTGTTATCAAACAAGCTGACTTTGATGACAGAGTTGATATCTTGCCAGTTGCAGACCCGAACATTTTTTCACAGACGCAGCGTATCTCCCTTGCGCAGACGGAAATGCAACTGGCACAATCTAATCCTAACATACACAACATGTATCAAGTTTACCGACACATGTATGAAGCTCTTGGTGTAAAAAACATTGATGCCATTTTAAAACCACCGCCAATCCCTGTTCCAAAAGATCCAGCGTTAGAACACATTGATGCAATCTGTGCTGTGCCATTCCAAGCATTCCCGGGTCAAGATCACAGAGCCCATATTACTTCGCATTTAAATTTTATGGCAACTAACATGGCACGAAATGCACCTATCGTTATGGCTGCGTTAGAGAAAAACATACTCGAGCACATTTCGATTATGGCTCAAGAACAAATTCAGTTAGAATTTAAAACTGAGTTACAAGAATTAATGATGATGCAACAAAATCCACAAGCGATGATTAATCCTGAAATGCAAATGCAGGTAAAAATGTTAACAGAAAAAATAGAATCTAGAAAAGCTGTGTTGATTGCAGAAATGATGGATGAATTTATGAAGGAAGAGAAAAAAATTACTTCACAATTTGACAATGATCCTATTGCAAAACTAAGATCTAGAGAATTAGACCTTCGAGCACGTGATGATGAAAGAAAAAGAATGGAAGGTGAAGAAAAAATTAACCTAGATAAGATGAGAGCGATGATGAATCAGATGAATGTAGAGGAGAAACGTGAACAAAATGAAGAATTAGCTAAACTTAGAGCAAATACTTCAATTCAAAAAACAATTTTAAGCAAAACAATACCTTCAACAGACAGTATTCCTAGTAATATTTCTATTATTCGAAAAGAGGACTAATTATGGTTGATAAAAAACAGAAAAAAGTAGCAAAAACTATAAGAAAATTTAAAAAAGGTAAATTAACTATTGGAAAATCAGATAAAAAGGTTAAAAATCGTAAACAAGCAATAGCAATTGCTCTAAATAGAGCAGGTGTAAAACAAAAAGGTAAAGCATAATGTGGTTAAGTGCAATAAAATTAGCGGTTTCTGCTGGCAGTAAAATTTATGCCAACAAGCAAAGAACAAAAATGGCAATGTCCGATGCACAGCTTATGCACGCACAAAAAATGGCTCAAGGTCAGGAAGCTTACCAAGGAAAACTTTTAGAAGCTAGACAATCGGACTGGAAAGATGAGGCAGTCTTGGTAATTCTCTCAACGCCCGTCATGATTTTGGCTTGGGCAGTCGTATCGGATGACCCAACCGCGATGGACAAGGTAAAATTGTTCTTCGACATGTTCTCGCAGCTCCCGTCATGGTTTACTAACTTATGGATCCTTGTCGTGGCGTCGATTTATGGTATAAAGGGAACACAAATATTTAGAGGAGGAAAAAAATAATGGCAAATAAAAGACATAATAAACAAGTTCCTGGCTACAAAAAAGGTGGTAAGGTAAAAATGATGGGTGGTGGCATGATGATGAAACGACCTATGATGAAAAAAGGTGGCAAACTTAAAATGGTTATGAAGGGTGGAAAAAAAGTTCCATTTTTTGCAGCTGATGGAAAAGGTGCCAAAGATCTTGGAAAAGCTACTGGTATGAAAAAAGGTGGCATGGCTAAATTAAATCCAGGTCTAAGAAAATTTATGATGAATAAAATGAAGAAAAAAGGTAAAGCGTAATGTTAGAAAAAATTAGATCAGTCATAAAAAACGTTTTGTGTAAAATACTTTGTATTAAACAATGTATGTGTAAAAAGAAAAAATAAAAATGGTTAACAGGCTATATAATAAACAGGTATCTCCCAAAGGATATAATGAAGGGGGTCAAGTTAAAAAAACAAGCACGATAAATATACCTAAAGGAAGCACGATAAATATACCTAAAGGTTATCATCCCATTAGAGGGTTTATCATTGAGGGAAGAATAAGAAGAGGTGATACTCAAAAAAAAATTTATGATGAACACAAAAAAATAAAAGAAAAGCTTTTTAAAAGAGGAGTGAAACCCTCACAGATAATTAAACTAGATAAAGAATTTGATAGACGTTATGAGAGTGCCGTTAAAAGAATTAGAAGAGGTAAAAGAGCTCTTCCAGATAGAGATATGAAAGGTGAGTCTGATTTTAAAAAAGGAGGAAAAGTTTAATGACTAAACTTTGTCCTAGAGGTAAGGCTGCAGCGAAGCGAAAGTTCAAGGTGTATCCAAGCGCATACGCGAATGCCTACGCGAGTAAAATCTGTGCAGGTAAAATTAAAGACCCCTCAGGTTTGAAAAGAAAAGATTTTAGAGGAGCTAAACCAAAAGCGATGGGCGGTAGAGTCTACAAAGCTGGTGGTGGAGTAGCAGAGGCTGCTGAAAGATTAAGAAGACAAGGATTAAAAAGAGGAGGCGTCGCAAAAGGATGTGGTGCTGTCATGTCTAATAGAAGAAAAACAACAAAGGTTTTCTAAAGTCATGGCTAAAAAAGGTCTAGACGATTGGTTCAAACAAAAATGGGTTGATATTGGATCTAAAAGAAAAGATGGATCTTTTGCAAAATGTGGAAGATCAAAACAAAAGAAAGATGCAAAAAGAAAATATCCAAAATGTGTTCCACTTGCAAAAGCTAGAAGAATGTCGGAAAGTCAAAGACGTTCAGCGGTTTCTAGAAAAAGAGCAGTTACACAAGGTGTAGGTGGCAAGCCGACCAACGTTCCAACTTTTAAGAAAAGAAAAAGTATGATGAGTGGAGGATTAGTTTAATGACAATCAATAGATCAAAAATAAATCAACAAATATCTAAGGGTCCCAACAAAGCTAAATTTCCTAAATTAGAAAAATATGTTGGTAGATATATTAAGGGAGATCTTGGAGGAGTAAAAGTTTCTAATCCAAGTTATGTAAAATACTATAAGGATTTAATAAAATGAGACGGCAAAGTAAAATGCCGGCAAGAAATAAAAAGAACTTCAGGCCAACTAAGGCTGGAGCGGGCATGACAAAAGCTGGGGTCGCTGCCTATAGAAGAATGAATCCTGGCTCTAAACTAAAAACAGCGGTCACTGGCAAAGTCAAACCAGGATCAAAAGCTGCTAAACGACGTAAATCATTTTGTGCTAGAAGTGCAGGACAAATGAAAAAATTTCCAAAAGCTGCTAGAGATCCTAACTCAAGATTAAGACAGGCTCGCAGAAGATGGAAATGTTAAATGGTTAAAAAAATAAAAAAAGTTGCAAAGCAACTTAAGAAAGCATCTGCCCTACATAAACGACAAGGTAAAATTATAGAAAAACATATTAAAAAAATGAAAAAAGCATGAGAACAATGTTTCTTGGTTTATTTTTTGCATTATTGTTACTTGGATCATTTTATATAGGTTACGCTTTTGCAATAGATATATTTGAATTTAATTGTTTTAGAACGGAGATGAACACATGAGTAAAGATCCAAAAGTAGGAACAGGAAAAAAACCTAAAGGTTCAGGAAGGAGGTTATACACTGATGAAAATCCAAAAGACACTGTTAGTATTAAGTTCGCGACTCCGCAAGACGCCAGGAAGACTGTGGCGAAGGTTAAAAAGATTAGTAAACCGTTTGCGAGAAAAATACAAATTCTAACTGTTGGAGAACAGCGTGCTAAAGTTATGGGTAAAAATCAAGTCGCTGCCATCTTTAAAAGAGGTAAGGACGCAATTAGAAAAACAAGAAAGGTTACATAATGGACGATATATTTGTAGTTGCTAAAATACAAAAACTTATAAAAGATAACATGCAAAGTGTTGTTGATTCCATATGCACAGGAGGCGTTGACAATATGGAAAAATATCAATATATGTTGGGACAGATAAGAACGTATCAATTATTACTACAGGAAATCTCTAACCTGCTAGATGAAAAGGAGCAAAAAGAAGATGAAGGAAATATCATCAAACTCGGAAGCACCGAAGATTAAACTCGCACTCGAGGATAAATATAAAAAACAAGATGAGGCCAAACCAGAGCCATTAAATCCAGATAATATTAAAAGTCAGGTTGATCAATTACCAGAGCCATCTGGTTGGAGACTTTTAGTTTTACCTTTTACACCAAAAGAGAAAACTAAAGGTGGAATTATTATTGCACCAGAAGCATTAGATAAATTTAGAATTGCAACTACTTGTGGTTATGTTTTAAAAATAGGTTCACTTTGTTATAAAGACAAAGATAAGTTTCAAGACCCTTGGTGCAAAAAAGGAGATTGGGTGAGCTTTGCTAGATACGCAGGATCAAGATTACCAATAGAAGGCGGAGAAGTCCGCATACTAAACGATGATGAAGTATTAGGAACGATCGCAGATCCAGAGTCCTTGCTTCACGTGCTATAACATAGGAGAAGGCTATGCCAGAAGAA